GCTACATTAACTTCTGCTTCATTAAATGTTAACCCTGATGATGCACAGACAGTAAGTGTAGAATTTAGACCTGCTGTTCAGCCAACATTTGATTTCACTGGTGTTGCATAAGTAGTATTTAATTGATAATGAGCTACAATAGTAGAGTATAAAACTTTACTATGCCTACAACAGCTAAAACAATTCGTGCGATTGACCGTTTGCGTAAAGCAGCAAACCTTGAACCCACAAAGAAAAAAGTAACCCTATCCGATGGAACAACATTTGAAATGTGGGTCGCTCCATTAACATTAGCTGAAAAGGAAAGAGCACAAAGATTGGCAAAGTCTGATGATGCCAACGAATTTGCTCTTCGCTTATTGCTGACAAAAGCACAGGATGAGAATGGTGAAAAATTATTTCAGTTAGGCGAAATAGACGTTCTTAAAAACGAAGTCAGAGATTCTGATTTACAGAAGTTGATGTTAAGTATTATTCAGGAAGAAGAAGAGCCTCTCGACCCAAAAGACTAAGTGCTGAACTGCGTAAAGACAGTTTAATGATGTTGCAGTTTGGCATTGCCAAAGAACTAGGAATGAGTCTCGCAGATGTCAGAAAAATGACACTCGAAGAAGTGATCGGTTGGAGTGCCTATTTTCAAGTCTTAAATGAGAATCAAGAGAAAGAACTAGAAAAAGCTCGTAGACGTAGGTAAATTTCATATTTTGCTTTAATATATAAACAACAGCACCTGATAAACCTGTGGCCTCATACGATGCACTGATAAATTTAAAATTAAGTAGCCAAGGTTTAAAGGATCTAAAAAGGATAGAGAGTGCTGTCGACAAAATAAATAAACCTGTAAGAACTGCAAATACAAGATCAAGAGTTGAACAAAAATTAGCAAAATCTACGGAAGCTAGAAGAGTAGCCATGATAGAAACCCGCAGGGTCGGGGATTTGATACAGAAAGGTGTTGATAAAGGTTTAAAGTTAAGTAAAGCTCGCAATGCTGTAGATAAATCTGCTTTAGCCAACCAAAAAGCCGAATTTAAAGTATCCAAAGCTCAACTAAAAATAGCCCTAGATGAACTAAATGCTCAGACAAAACTTACAGAACAATTAAGTAAACAGACTCAACTTAAAAAACAGATAGCTTCAGGTAAGTTTGCAACTATAGGCTCAGGTGGTATAGGACCACAATTAGCACCAATGCAAGGTCCAGCAATGGGTCCAACCAGTATGGGTCTTAATTTTGATAAGAGAACTGGAAAATTATTGCAGGGTAGAGCAGGATCTAATCCTAATACCCTAAGAAATTTAGGAAGAAGATTTGATACGCAAAGTGCATTGATAAGTGGTGCGTTTCCTCTGCTATTTGGTCAGGGTCCTATCGGTGCTGCTGCTGGTGCATTAGGTGGTGGTATTGGTGGAATGTTTGGACAGATGGGTGGATTTGCTGGAGGTATTGCTGCAACCGCCCTCGTTCAACAAATCCAAACCGCTATAACAGCAATCAGTGATCTGGGTAAAGCATTAGGGCCTTTTACACAAAATACTGAAGCTGTTGTTAGCTCTTTAGGTTTACAGAACACTGTACAAGAAGCACAGATAAAACTCATAGAGCAGGTAGAAGGTAAAACAGCAGCGTTTAATGCTGCGATGAAGTTGATGGCTAATGATATTGGTCAAAGAGGTGTTGATGCTTTAAAACAGTTTGGAGAATCTTCAAGAATACTTAGTAGTCAATTTACTCTTGCAATTACAAAATTACAGGCATTTGCAGCAGGTGTTGCTAATTTTGTTTTACGCATAACAGGTTTAGAAAATAGGTTAAAGAAAGCAGATGCAGGGAGAGTTGTTGGTGCTGCTGCCGTAAGAGGTAATAGTCAGGCATTAGGGTTATTGCGAAGACAAAAGCAAATAGATGAAATGGATACTAGAGGAGGGGAAGGTAAACAAAGAGATAAACTACAGCGTCAATTAGATATTGAAAAAGAAATATTTGCACTTAGAGAACAGCAAAAAGCAAAAGTCGCTGAAATAACTTTAGAACATGACAAATTAGTTCAAAAAGCTCAAGAAGAAAAAGACCTTAAAGAAGCTGTTAAAAAATTAACAGAAGGAGGTATGTCCGAAGCTATCGCAAAAGAAGTAGCTCAAAGACAACAAGTTGGAGATAAAGCAGTAGAAGAGTTAGAGAAACTTAAAATTAAACTAAGACTTCAAAACGCAGCTTTAAGTTCTGAAGAAATGACTACAGAAGAAAAAAAGAAACAGAAAGATTTATATGACGACATACTTAAAAAACAAGAAAAAATAACAAAAGAAACAGATAAAGCTGTAGAGGCAATAAAAAATCAAGACAAAGAAATTAAAAAGGTAAAAGTAACTAAAGAAGAAATTGCAAACTTACTAGCCAATGAAATGACAAATGCTCTTATGGGTCTTATTGAAGGAACAAAATCATTAGGTGAATCATTAGCATCTATTGTTAAGTCACTGGCAAAAATGTTCCTTAACGCTGCTTTCCAAAACATCTTTAACCAAATGTTCCAAATTAGCGAACAAGGTTCATATAACAGAGCAGGTGGATTTAAAGCTTTTCAGTATGGTGGCGTTGTAAATTCTCCTACCCTTGGAATGATTGGAGAAGGTGGCGAACCAGAATATGTTATACCTGCTTCTAAAATGGATGGTGCGATGGCTAGATATTCAGCAGGTGCTAGAGGTGGTGCTGTAATTCCAGGTGGTAGTCATGAATCTGGCACAGTTGCAGGTGGTACAGGAAATGCAATAGTTGAATATACTGGTCCTGTTCTTAACTTCAATGGAGATGAGTACGTTCCAAAAACTGCTGTGCCTGAGATAATTAATACTGCTGCAAAACAAGGTGCTAGTGCTGGTCGTTCTCAAGCTTTTGCTACTTTAAAAAACTCTCGTAGCCAACGTGCCACACTAGGATTATGAGTATTACATATCTAACAACTTTTTTACATCTTACAAAACCCAAAGACCCTAATTTTGAGAAATTTTTTCAAAATAGCGTAAGAGGAGATCAGAATAATTTAACAGCAGCTTCTAATTCAATTTTGCATAATGGTAATTTACATACATTTTTACCTTTTATATATCAAGGTGCAGCAAAAACTAAATCTGGAGATAACTTAGAAGCACAAATTGTTTTAGCTAATAATTCAATTTCAATGAACCATGTAAGAGATGCAATAGCAGAAAGACATAATGTAAAAGTAGAAGTATGCAAAATGAATAGTAATTTTGATGTTGATGAGATATTAACGGTAGAAAATTGGCTTATTGCTTCTTTCGGTTATGATGAACAAACAATAGAAGTTTTGTTAAGTAGTGCAATAGATGCTGTTGGAACGACTGCTCCAAACAGAGTATTCACAACAGATATTGTAGGTTTTTTACCTCGCACTGGAAATATACAAACTATATGAAGCCACATCAGCTTATTGGTTTACGTTATAGATTAGGTGCTGATCCTGTAAAACATCATGCAGCAGATTGTGTTTCATTAGCAAGAACAGTTTTAAAATATTACGGTATTACTTCTCCAGAACCAACAAGAGATTGGTATAAAAGAGTAAGAAAAAAAGATTTTGGAATATTTAAAGAAGAACTAGAAAAGTGGGGAAACGAGACAAAAGAGTTTAAAATAGGTACAGTAGCATTATGTAAATCTAATGTTGGATATGGCCTTGCAGTTTATTGGAAAGACGGATGGCTGAATTGCGGAGAGTCGATGGTTCGATGGAGCCCATTAGACAGATTGGACATAGAAAAATACTATTACCCTTTGAGCAAGAACTTTGTCAGCAGTTAGGTTTTAGTAAAGAAGAATATTTTAAATTTTTAGAATACACCTTAAGTAAAAACGGTAAAAGACCAAAAGAATATGACAACATTCCTTATGTAGTAAATGGTCCTGTAGCTGCTGTAGTTAAACTTGCTTTAGCTGGTAACATTGGTGCTCAGTTAGTTGTTGGTTTAGTTCTTACTTTAGTTGCATATTTTTTAACACCCAAGCCAAAACCTCCCAAAACTCCTCCTAGTCTTACTACAGCAGGGCAGCAGGGAGTAAGAAGATTTGCACCACAAACAGGTTTTGATACAGCACAGGAGCTTGCAGAACTAGGTGCTGTAATACCTTTGGTCTTTGCTAAATACAAAACAAAGGATGAGGTTGATTATGGAGGTATTCGTGTAAATACACAACTTTTATGGTCACAGATGAGAAGTCTTGGTAAAGGGCAGCAGATAAAGGCAATATTTAATTTATCTTCAGGGGAACTTGGTCAAAGTCCTGATTTTAATGGGTATGCAATAGGAGATATGCTCTTAAAAAATTATTCAGAAGGTAAATTTAGACTTTTCTGGTATAACGGCAGTGGAGATGGAAAGTTTAAAAACGGACCACATAAATATCCTCAAGGAAATCTAGAGCGAGAAAAAGATAGAAATGGTGATTTTTCTACAGATGATGTTGCATTGCCTTTAATTGACAGTGATTACACTGCGGGTTTTGTTGATAATACATTTTGTGCAACTCGTACTCCTTCTACACAAAATATTTTTGGTAACTATAATCCTGTACCTAACAGTATGAGGTTTATGCTTCCTTATGAATTAATCCTCTTACAAAAAAATTTAAAAGATGATATCAAAAAGAAAACTATTATAAAAAGAGAAAAGGTACAGACAAATTTTCCTAGGTATCAAGCTATAGTTGCAAAAAACGGTAATACAACTCGTGGTAATTTTAACGTTGCTAAAGATGATCTTATAACTTATCAAATATCAAATCACGATCCAAATAAAGAATTTGATTTTAGTGATTGGGGTGCTGAAGATGTCGCATCATCTGTAAATGCTGATAGAGAAAATACAGATGATACATTAGCAATAGGCGAACAGTATTTAGTTGGAACGGCAAAAGGTATTTTAATTAGCCATAGTTTAGAAAGTTCAGGTTCTGACGGTATTTGGGAAGAAAATAAAACAAAACAATTTACATTTAAAATTATTGAGCCAGGTGAAGTTCAAGTAAAGTCTGTTACAGATGCACATAATCCTTATGAAACTTTGTTAATTCAAAAATGTGCTATCGGAGTTATTACTAATAGTTATAAATGCCACACTACTGAAATTGGTATTAAATCTGTTGTGAATAAACAGATTACAGGATTTGCTAACGTTAATAGTCATCCTGGTTTTTGGCGATATTATGGCAAACCTGATGAAGCAGGTCGTGATGGCACAGTGCATGATTATGAAAAGAAAGATGGTAATATTTCTTTAGGCCAAATGAGTAAATATGTAAAAAGATATAGTTTTTTTGAGTTATATACAAGAACTGTAGGTGAAGATGATTGGACTAAAATTAGTGATAAGCCTTTTGCTGTTTTAGGAAGAACACCTCAACCTCAATACAATTTTATAAGAATTAATCATAGTGATGAAGAGTTAAGAGAATTTAAGCTAGAGCCTTTACCTGGCAATAAAATAAAATCTCAGTATGTCGGTCAAGAAATAAATTTGTTAACTGGTACAGTATTAGATCAATTTACATCAGGTAATTTTTCAATATATTTTAATGGGCAAGCTAATTACGCTTTAACACCGTCAAGAGCGAGTAACCCTGAATGGTTTTTAGGAGAAATACCCCAAGCTAACGATGCGGAACAAGGTAAAGTTTTATCTTTTGATCGTTCTACTGTTGGAACTCCAAGAACTAAAGAAGAATATGTACCATTTGAAACACTTTACAACAGTGACTCTAAAAAAAGAACGTATGTAGGCCAACAGCAAGTAAAAAACGGTGTTACTGGTTATCCCAGAAAAAGAACTGGTTTATTTTTCTATGTAAATAACAATTCAAAAGGTAAATATGTTGATTCAAAAAGACCTTTTGGACCCTTTGCTGAAAATGACACTTCATACAATGTAGTAAAAAAAGGAATACGTTATCATCCAGGTAATGCAAAATTTCGTACAGTAGGTAGACCTGCAAGACAGGAGTTTAGAAATCAATATGAAATAGTAAAATCTAGATTAGAAACTGTAAATACAGGTATGGTTTCAGGCTATCCAAAAGAAGTTAACCCTTCAGGTGGTTCTGGAACAGGTTTAAGAGTAGAAGTTGAATTATTTGATAATGGAGCAAAAAAATGGACAATTAAAGAAAAAGGCACTGGTTATAAAGAAGGGGATGCAGTGACTATTCCTTTTGATTCTTTTGGGGATGAAAAAGTTTTTTGTAGTGTAAATTTTGGAGTTTTTGTAACAGAACCTTGGCCTCAAGGTCAAAACTTAAATCCTTATGATGCAATCGCAGATTATATAAAGTTTGACGCAGAAAGACCTTCTCATTTAGATCAACCAGAACATCAAATTACTTATGTAAATGAACTAATAAGAGCAAATAGCATAGACGAAGATTTTTTAACTTATAGCCGATTATCTAATGTTGGTTTAAAAATGAATAGTAGTAAAGAATTTAATACTTTTTCTCAACTGTCTGTTTATGTAAAAAATGGTATTAAGGTAGAAAATTTAATTACAGGTTCAAATGATTCATCTAATTTGTTCCCTGACATTGCCTATCACTTGTTAACAGATGATGTAAACGGAGCAGGTAATTTAATTGGAACGACCCAAATAAATAAAGACGACATGAAAAAAGCTTCGCAGTTTTGTGAGGCAAATAATTTTTATTGGGACGGCATTATCACACAACAACAAAATATAAGAGAATTTATCTATCAAAATGCAGTTTTTTGTTTATTAGATTTCACTATAAAAGGCGGGCAATTTTCTTTAACACCAACAGTTCCTGTTAATTCAGACAATGAAATTGATCGTGACGTGTTAGGAAAGGATTTAGTAAAAGCGTTATTTACTGATGGTAATACAAGAAATTTAAAGGTTAGTTTTTTATCACCAGAAGAAAGACAGTTATTTCAAGCTAGAGTTTTATATCGTGAAGAGGTAGAAAATGGTTTTCCTAAAACTGAAGTTTTAGATTTAAGACTTGGAGAAGAATTAGGAGGTAGTGAAAATGACCCTAGAGAAATTTTCGATATGTCAAATTTTTGTACATCTCAAAATCATGCAGAAGAATTTGCAAAATATGCACTGCTTATAAGAAAATTTGTAGATCATGGTATAAGTTTTGAAACTACACCTGAATCTGCAATGTCTTTACAGCCTGGAGATCATATTAGATTCTTTTCTGAAATTACTCATAACGACAGGTTTGAAAATGGTTATATATCTGGCGATGGAATCATACAATCTCAAGGTAATTCAAATCCCGTTGGACAAAATATTTTTTATTGGAGAGCGTTTGATATAGATGCAAATGGAAATACTACAGATTTTGGTGAGCCTAAAAGAGCTACTTTAACTATTGACGATAGTGGAAAAGCTAAAGATACATTCAGAAACTCAGTATTTACCATAGAAAAAATAGATACTGCTGATCGTATATATAAGATAGAATCTATTACATATACAGATGAAGGCTTTGTACAATTAACGGCGACTCATCAACCTTTAAATGAAAATGGAAAATTATCTGTTTTAGACTATGATTCAGATATATTTTCTGATCCTAACGAAGTTAGTTAAATGGCAACTAAAAACATTATAGACTTTCCAGATATAAAACCTACTTCAAGGACTTATACCCCTGGAACGTATCCACAAGCAGAATTTGTAGCACAGAATGGTGCAAAAACTATTCTTAGATATGGAAATAAACCAGTAAACGCAAAATTAACTTTAGGATTTACAAATATTACAGATGAACAAGCTAATCAAATTCTAGAAAGATACGAAGAAGTCAATAGTGTTTATGATTATATACATTTTCCGAGTGATAGTTCTATAGCTGGTGTCAATAATGTAGCTTTAAGAAGTAAATTTCAAGAAAGAGATACATCTGGAAATACTTTGTTAAGATATAGATTTGACGGTCCTCCTACTGTTACAAGTGTCAGACCTGGCAGATCAAATGTGCAGTGTAAATTTGTCGCTTGCCTCGATGGGGATTAGAATGTATTTAAAATTAAACTAAAACGATGTCTAAGTTTTATTCAGGTCAAGACGGTAAGTTGTTTGTTGCAGATAGTGTAACTGATATAAATAGTAATTCTGATGAAATTGCTAAAGTCCGTTCTTGGTCTTTTACTGTTAATACATCTGTTTTAGAAACTGTTTCTTTGGGAGATCACGATAGAACAATAATTCCAGGAATGTCTAGCACCACTGGTTCTTGTAGTATTTACTATTATGCAGATAATACTTCTACGGGAAATAATGCTAATAGACTTTCTCCAAGAATTATAAGTAAAATCCTTCCTACGACTTCAGGTGAAAGACCGAAAGTAAGATTTAGACTTCAGGTAGATTCAAACCATCGTATTGACATTGATGCTGTAATTACAAGTTTTGCTATGACAAATTCAGTAGGAGAAGTAATGGCAGCAGACGTGTCATTTGAAGCTGATGGATTACCAAAAAATATGCTTTACTAATGTCCATATACTTTGGATCTACAGGTTTTATTGAGTTAAAACGTGATGCCTTAAATTCCGAAATATCAACATCTATAAACCCTGCTGACGTTAATACAACTAAAAAAAGATTTTCTGTAGAAAAGGTCGATGGATCTTTAATTACGGGAGATCAAGTTGAAATAGAAACTGCTGACGGAAGTAATTTAGAATTATTAGCTAATCATAGTTTTCCTGATCTTCGTAAATATATCCATATTGATGATATGGGCGGGATTAAATTATATGAGACTTTTGCTGCTGCATTAGCTGGTGAAGTAACAGATGCACTTACATTAACTGCACCATCCTCTACAAAAAATATATTAATACGCACTAGAAATACTAGATTTAGACCTCTTGCAAAAATTACTGAATTTGAGATTACAACAACAAGAGATACAGTTGATGTTACAAATTTAGGACAAGAATTTAGACAGCAATATGAAAATGGTCTTATTTCAGG